AACCCGCGAAGGGTGGCGCGCTCGCGCCGTTCAACCCCACGCCGTCCAGCGTGTCGGCCGCGGTGGACGCGCTCAAGGCGGTGACGCACCTTGAGAACCGCACCAACACAAAGCCACCGATTTGGTTGGAGCAGTACGTCGCGGGTAACCCCGAGGCGAGCCAGTTAATCAGTCTTAAGAACGGCCTGTTTCACTTACGTGACTCACTGCTACTTCCGCACTCCTTGGGTCTGTTCACGCAGAACTCACTACCCTTCGAGTACGACCCAACGCAGACGTGCCCGCAGTGGATGAAGTTCTTGGATGATATTTGGGGCGACGACCCCGACTCCGTCCAGTGCCTGCAGGAAATGTTTGGTTACATCTTGTCGGGCGACACAAAGCAACAGAAGTTCTTTAATTTAATAGGCCCGCGCCGGTCGGGTAAGGGTACGATTAACCGCGTGCTCGTCACCTTGCTCGGGGATCACAACACGGTCGCACCACAACTGGAGGAACTCTGTGATACTTTTGGTTTACAGCCTTGGCTTGGCAAGTTACTCGCTTCTTTTACAGATGCAAGAGCACCCGAACGAAACCGCAGTGCTGTTGTTTCTCAGCTGTTACGTATTGTCGGTGGCGATACAGTTACTGTTAATCGAAAGAACAAAGAGGCATGGAACGGGTACCTCCCAACACGAATCGTAATCTACTCCAACGAGGCGCTTCAGTTGACAGAGAACTCCAACGCCCTCACCGGCCGTATGGTGGTCATGAAAATGACACGTAACTTCTACGGCAATGAGGACACCGAGCTCGACACTAAGCTCAAGCAGGAGCTCAGCGGTATTTTTAACTGGGCAATGCAGGGCTTAGCAAACCGACTGGCGCGTGGCGGTAAGTTCATCCAGCCGAAGAGCGGTCAGGAGTACCTTGACCTTATGCAGGAGATCGGTAACCCCATGGCAACCTTAACCGAGGACGCCTTGGAGTTTGAGCCAAACGCCTTCGTCAATAAGGACGACGTGTTCACGTGTTACAAGCACTGGGCAATTAAGAAGAGCATACCCCCTGGCACTGAGCTGGCGTTCAAGCGCCGGTTTCTCGCGGCCACGCAGGAGAAACGGGTTACAACGGATATCATTCGTGAGAACGGCCAACGTAATCATATTTACCGCGGGATCAAGCTCAACGAAAAAGCCCAACGTTACGTTGAGAGTATAAGCCAATTCGAATCGGAGATATTTTGAACAACTTTCACTTCAGAAAAACAACGCACCGTAATGAGTTCACCAAGGTTTTTGGTGGCATAGGCCGACGGCGTGTCGTGGCCTCCTTGCATCATCCCAAGCGTATTTTTAGGAAACGTGAGCGGTTTTGGATGCAAATGATTCGTCGCGCGAGAAGCGGCGCGCGCAATCAGGTGTGGGGCAGTATCACCGCGCTACAGATGAGACGGAAGTACGGCAGACGAAAATTTATAGGAGATTTTAGAAGATGACGAAATATAATTACTACCACGTAGACTGCGGGCACTTCCCCGCGCAGATCAAGCTGTGTTTTAGTGACATTGACTTTCAAAGCATTCTGCGCGACCACGACATCAAGTTAAAGGCAACCGCGCTTGACGAAGGCGTAGCGGAGACACACTACCTCACCGACGGCAAAATGGGCATTATTGTCATGGTGTTTGATCTTGCGGAGTGCGGTGAGAACAACCCAGCCTTTTTAGCCGGCGTGGTCGCGCATGAGGCCAGCCACTGCGTCACGCGAGTGTTTGACCACATCGGCGAGGACAAGAACGACATAGGCGACGAAAGCCGCTCGTATTTACTGGAACATATCGTAAAACAAATCCACGCCGGAATAGAACAACACAAAGCTAAACAGGAAAAGAGAGATGCTCGAAAAGGAAATAGAAAGCTACCTAAACAAACGAATCAAGGAGACGGGCGGACTGAGCTACAAGTGGATCAGTACAATACGGGGAGTCCCCGACCGGATAGTTATATACAAGGGCCGGCTGTGGTTAGTGGAACTGAAAACAGCGACGGGAACATTGTCACCACGCCAGCAAATAGTTTTCAGCGATCTGGACAAGCAAGGATTTCCAGTAACCGTCATCAGAAGCATATCCGACGTGGAGAACCTAATTGAAGATTTGCAAAAAATGTAATACGCCCCGGCCAGTAAAAGAGTTTTCTAAACATCGCACCACTCGGGACAAACTACAATCGTATTGCAAGGATTGCGCAAGCGGCACTGTTTTTAAATCAACGTATGGCATCACACAGGAAGAAAAAAATAAAAAGATAGCAGAACAAAACAACGCCTGCGCAATTTGTCGTGAACCATTTAATAGGACACATCTTACACACTTGGACCATTGCCATGTAACTAAACAAATAAGAGGGATTCTGTGTCATCACTGCAACGTTGGACTAGGAAAATTCAAGGACTCACCTGAGCTCCTACGATTTGCCGCACTTTACTTGGAGTATCATGCTAAACAAAACACACCTACACCCGTACCAAATAGGAATACTAGAACAGGCGAGGAAAATACAACACATCGGGATATTTATGTCCCCAGGGTTGGGCAAGACTGTGACGGCGCTCACCATCATTCAGCAGAGCCCGAAGGGCAAGACGCTGATTGTGGCGCCCAAACGTGTGGCGGAGTCGGTGTGGGCGCAGGAGTGTCAGAAATGGGAGCACCTCTGCCACTTCAAAGTAGTGAAGGTCATGGGAAGTCCCTCGCAGAGGCTCAGTTCATTACAGACGCAATCAGACATCTATGTGACCAATCTCGAGAACTTGGCTTGGCTATTAGATCAGCACAAAAAATTTGATTATCTCATCATTGATGAATCCAGTAGATTTAAAGACCCGAGCACAAAACGTTTTAGGGAGCTTAAGAAGCATTTAAAGGGCTTTAAGAGGCGAATTATCCTCACGGGTACACCTACCCCTCAGGGCATCGGCGATCTCTGGTCACAGGTGGGTATTTTGGACTTAGGAGAACGTTTAGAGACGAGCATAACAAAGTTCAGATTGAAGTACATGGACCCCGGCCAACGTAACCGCCACACCGGCGTGGTGTACAACTGGGTTTTAAAAAATGGTGCAGCGCAGCAAATTCAAGAAAAAATAGGTGACATCTGCCTGTCACTAAAAGCAGAGGATTACTTACAATTACCGACGTTAAGTAACATTTACCACACAATCAAGGTAGGAAACGACGTAAGGAAACAGTATGAAACACTCAAAAAAACCATGGTTACAGACATTGCGGGGCAGCAGATTACTGCACCGACAGCGGCAGTGCTGGCGGGCAAACTCCTGCAGTTTACCAGCGGGGCGGTATATGAGCCGGACTCAACGAATTCCTGGGCGCCGATCCATACTGCTAAAGTGGAGTTTCTTGAGTCGATCTTGGAGGAATCATCCACGCCAACGCTTGTTTTTTACCATTTCAAACACTCCTTGGAACGAATTAAGGAGGCATTTCCCTCAGCTGTTGTGCTCTCTGACGAGAACATACAGGCGTGGCGTGATGGAAAAATCCCATTACTACTCGCCCACCCCCAGTCTGGAGGCATCGGTATTAACCTACAATGTAACGCGGGACAGGCCGCTCAGGCGGTGTGGTTCGACCTACCGTGGTCATCCGAAAATTACGTTCAGGCAAATGCAAGAATTTACCGGCAGGGGCAGGAGAAACCAGTCATTATTCACCATTTAATGATTGAGGACAGTATCGACGGGCGCGTTGTAGACGTTTTACAAGGAAAAATAAAATTGCAAGACGCGTTAATAAATGACCTAAAATTTGTATTAATATAGATGTTATGAAAAAAATACTAAAACACCAAATAAGCGCATCCAAGACAAGACTATCAGATGAGGAAGTTGATCCGATTGAAAAGGACGACCAGGACTCCATACCCGAGCAAATCGCAGACGGTTGGTTGCCGTGGGATCAAGACGATCTCCTTGATATTAAACGCCTCGTTTATGATCGCATGGAAGAAAAACAACGCGAAATTATCGAAGCGTTTTTGGCAGGCCAAAACTTCATAGACATCAACGTCACAGAAAAATACTGGCGCTGGCATTTTGCTAAGGCAATTGAGTTTATTAGAAAGGAATTAAAATTATGAATCTTGTAATCGAGCATGGCAATAAACAAATAATGGCGTTTTTAGATTGTGATAAGTTGGACACGGACAGCATACCGGACATTAAAAAAATATTTTTTTGTGAAACAATTGACGAAGTAATGCTTGTGATAGAGGAATTGAGAAATGAGCGAACATGACCCAGTTAACAAACCAAAACACTACACTAACCATCCCAGTGGTGTTGAGTGTATCCAGATTACCGAGTATATGGGATTTAATCTTGGTAATGCCGTTAAGTATATATGGCGAGCAGACCTTAAGAACGATGCAGTTGAGGACTTACGAAAAGCGGCGTGGTACGTTAACCGCGAAATAGAGAAGAGAACAAAATGAGTTACCTATTTATTATTTTGGTGTGCTCCTCAATCAGCTGCTCATTTGTAACAAACGGGGAGCTTGTAACCTTGGAAAAATGTAGCAAAACCATGGAAACATTTCAAAAAACCGACGCGCCGGCAGGTGTACAATTCAGTGTAGCGTCATGTGTTAAGGTAAAAGATAAGGAAAAATCTATATGAAAATAAAAGAGATTGACATACCAGATGAGCTTATTGATTTTATTATGGAGCTTGAGTTGTTAAGATCCTATAAGACAATTAAAAAAGATCTTAAAAGTAAGAAGAGTTTGCACCCAGACGATCGAGAGCACATGGAGCAACTTTTTGAAGCCATTAAAATTGTAGGTGACTACTACGTATATAACTTTAGAGGAAAGGCAAAACTAAATGGTTAAATTTTTTAGTAATTATGATATGTTTGATTTAGAGCAGGACATTATAAAATGCTACGATGTTTGTCAAAATATTGATAATTTTTTGCGTAAGTTTTTTGATGACCCGGAGCCAATGAGTGAGGATGAGGTGTACAACATTGTAAGCGGCATCAAGGAGGTTCACTCCATCCAAGTTGACCGCCTATTTGACGGCTTCAACAACTTAAGAAACACGCTCGTAACAGAAACATACACACCGGATACCGAAGTAGAAACTGAAGTTAAATCAACCAAGAAAAGGAGTAGTAAATGAGCAACACAGCACCCACCATTACATTTGAGTTAACCATTGACCAAGCTAACGCGGTTCTAGCAATTTTAGGAAACGCACCATTTGTGCAGTCATCTAATTTAATCGCATTGCTTCAGGACCAAGCCGGCCCACAGGTTCGCGCCTTGCAGATTGAGGAGGCTAAGGCAGTAGCGGCGCAAGCGGAGGAGCCAGTAAGTGTCCAGTGATCTCTTAAATCGCCTTTTGGAGTCTAACAAACTCACCAATGAGGAGTTTAAAGCAAAACGCGAGGAAGAAAAAGAACGCCTGCGTCACGAAATGGCAGGCGCCATGACCCGCATGATGATTAATGAGGCCCTTGGCAGAGTTAAACAAGCCAAAGAAGAGAACGAAGTTCTTAAAAACAGGGCGGAAAAGAAGTAGTTTTTGTATTAATAAATATAGGGAGTAGAACTCGTCGGGAGACGCTTCGAAACCTTTTCTTAGTTACCAAATGCCTAGAATATTGAAAGATATGCTGGACTGAACGCTCGGTTGACGCACACTTTTTGGTAATGTTTAGAAGTAAATGATCCAGTAGGGGAGGGGTGACTGGTCTCCCACCTAATTCAAGGAAAAACCATGGCAACTAAACCCGGGCTCTACGCCAATATTCACGCAAAGCAGGAAAGAATAAAAAAAGGATCCGGCGAAAAGATGCGTAAAGTAGGATCAAAGGGCGCACCAACCGCCAAAGCATTTAAAGAATCAGAAAAAACAGCCAAAAAATAAATGACCACAGCCAAAAAATCATCCCAAGGTGTTAAAGACTCGTTTAAGTTCACGCCGGAACACGCCAAGATTATACTAGATCTAGGCAAGGAAGGCGCGTCCCAAAAAACAATGTACGCAGCCCTTGGTATCAGTAAGAACACCGCGGCCCGTCTTAAAAAAGAAGACCCCGCGTTTGCTGAGGCGATGGATTTGGCAACGGTTTACGGGCAATCCTACTGGGAGCAGCAGCTCCTTGCAAACATCGAGAATAAGGCGTTTAACAGCCGCCTAGCCGAGATTGCTTTGCGTGGGCAGTACCCAGACGACTACCGCGAAACACGTGACACCAAGATCGAGGCAAAGGTTGAGGCAAAAATTGACTTTAACAAGTCAGTTAGTGAGTTAATCAGCGCCTTAAAATCAGCAAAATAACGCCCTAAAAGCAGTAAAAAAATATTTCCCAAAAAGACTCCTCGGAGTCTTTATTTTTTGTATTAATATGTTTACAATATAACGAATATAAAGGAACTATTTTGACAGCTCATGCGCTACTATCTGCGTCATCCTCCAAACGATGGCTAACGTGCACCCCAA